TGGTCTGTGGGCACTTGTTCAGATTTTTTTAATAAATCATTTTCAAACAACTCACGTGATGTCTCCAGAGATACTAGTCTTGCAGTAAGCTCTGTGTATGCGAACACGCCCATTGCTACTAGAATTATAAGGCTAGCTACCGTCTTCATTGGCATCTGTACTCTTGCCTCTTCTCCGATGTTTAGTGGTTTGTTACTCATCTTTTGGTCCTATAAACTTGTCACCCATAAGTTTAACATCAGGATTTTCTTTTTTGTAATCATCTTTAATTGAATCCCAGTAACTTCCATCAGGTTTAATAATCTTATCATCGGGAATGATTATACCAGAACATTTAGAAACTAACAATTTGAAGTTAGGATTATTGGCTAAAGTGGGGTTTTTATTAACTTTTCCACACATTTTCATCAACTCTAGCTGCTGTTTGAGTTCCATATTTTCTTGTTGAACAGCTTTGAATTCATCAGTACAGGCTGAACCTAAATAATGTCTCCAAGTTAAACGTAAAGATCTATCATCAGAAGGACTAGTATAATTATTATCGGGATTAAAATGCCTATAACTGTTTTCTGAATCTCTTTGTTCGACTGATAAGCTAAGATCACCAGTACTACAAGTATTAGTACCATTATTAAGATACTCATTTCTAGGATGTGCAGGTTTTATAAAACATAACAACACAAATAAAACAATTAATGCACCTGTAAAATAGTAATTCATCCTGGCTATCTCCATAAGTCACCTTAATAATTTATTTCTCTGTTAAGATCTTTGATATCATAACTGTGTTCTCTAACTTGATCCGCTAGTTGTCGGTATAAATTTTCTGCCATTTGCCATGTAGCTTCTGCAGAAGATAGTCTTGTATTAATATCTGTGATATTTTTTTCTAATACACTTACATCTCTTTCAAGGTTAGTAAGTCTTAATTCGTTTTGATTAATAGTGTCAGTAAGATTTACAATATAACGAACACCAGTAAAAGTTCCGACTAAGACTGACGCCACAACCGGAACCATTACTATATTCTTTTTTAATAAATCTACTAAATTCATTACTTAACAATGTAAGCTACAACAAGAACTGCAATTACAATTACACATACCTTGTGGTTTTGCCATACATGCAGTGCTCTGCTTTTAACTCTATCTATCATTTTTTTTCTCCTCAATTTCATAGAAAAACTTGTCGGTGTCTTCTGTACGCCAAGCCCTACTATCTTCTACATTCCATTCAGAAGTTTGCACTTTCCAGTCAGGAGTACTATCTTTTACGGTAAAAGAAGGTAGGTCCCATATACATCTGTTGTTAGGTTGTGCTGCAAAATTACCATCATCTAAGGCAATTATGTGTGCGCACTTATGTTCGTGCGGTATCTCTGAATGATCAGTGTCAAGTATATTAGACTCTGGATGTGCAAAGTCAACTGTAAATAAATATTTTCCTGGGTGCCATTTTTTATCTTTTCCGATATACTTACCGGCTTGTCCGTCTAAAATATCCCAACGATTGACAGCAGGATAATAACTAAAACAATTCCAGAGCTGTAGTTCATCAAGTCGTCTTGTGGGCACTCCATGTGCCTTAAATCCCTTTTGAATAAACGCGCTAATTGGTAAGCGATAAAATATTGCACCGTTTTCCATAATAGCATGGAAGAGTATACTACGACCTGTAAGAGCGCTAAGACCAAAGATAATGCAGTCTTCAACTTCTCCATGATGTTTTTTACAATCATATAAATACTCTCTTCTTATTTGTGCATAGGTCGCTGGTATGTTTGCATTTAAATAAGCCATAGTTAATCATGTATTTCACCCCAGTTATCACCATACTCATAGTCAACTTTATTAGGGACTTCTAGTGTAACAGCGTGTTCCATAATTTCAACGATCTTTTTAGCGTGTGCTTCATCTTGAACAGATATATCTAGTTCATCATGTACTTGTATGTGTGGTATAATTCCTTCTTTGTATAATTCTAACATTGCTTTTTTAGTCATGTCAGCAGCTGAACCCTGGATTAATTTATTAAGAGCCTTGTATGTATAAGCTCTTTTTATCCCCGGTCCATGTTCCGCCAACGCATCTTCATGAGTCATAGCTTTATGCATACCGAAACTGTTAGGCTCCCACAGGTGAAACCTGCAAAGTCTGCCTAGCAATGTACGAATTTGTCCACGATCTTGTGCTCTGTTAGATGCTTTGTCCATCAATTGTTTTACAAATGGTACACGTGAATGGTATGTATTAAATAAGTCAGCAGCTTTGTCCTTTGTTACTCCTAATTCTGCTTGTAATTTACCTTTACCCATACCATAGAAAAGACCCAAATTGATCGTTTTAGCCTGTGTTCTAGGTATATCAGCCATATCTGCTACAGTCTGGTGAAAGTCTGCGCTAGAGTCGTTTGTATAAGCATCTATTACATCATATACAGACGGTAATTTGTACAAAGAAGCATAATGCACTACCAACCTAGGCTCTTGCTGAGAATAGTCAAAACAACCCCATGTATGGCCTTCCTCGGGTATAAATAATGACCTTATCTTAGGTCCAAGGTCTTTGTTTCTGGCTGGAATCTGCTGAAGGTTAGGATTCTGATAAGAAAACCTTCCTGTAACCGTACCACCTCCTGCATTTCTTAACTGATTTATTTCTGCATGGATTCTACCTTTGTGTTCATAACTTATAATAGAATCTAAAAAAGTTGTGTGTGCTTTGTTGATCTCTCTTGCCTGCGCAATCATATTTACAACAGGGTGCTCGTGTTCTTGTAAAAAGTTTTTTGTAAAAGAAGGTGCCTCTGTCTTATCTGTTCTTGGATATTCTAATCTCAACATATCAAAAACCTCTGCAACAGATCTTGCGGCCCAGATTTGAGTATCAATATTAGTCTCCATTTTTATTTTATGTAGAAGGTTTTGTTCTGCTTTCTTAAATTCTTTTTTCATTTTGTGTGCACGTTCTACATCTACACGCACACCTTTGAATCTCATGTCAACAAGACATGGAAACAGATCAGACTCCAGATCAAATATATCCTCTAAGTCCTGGTTAATAATTTCTTTTTTCATTTCTTGCCAAAGACCAAGGGTTACTTCAGCATCACGTTCAGCGTACGCACCAACATGCATTGATGGTAGTTTGTACATTTCTGATTTAGGATTGATTCCCCATTCTGCTGCAGCTTCTGCAAGTGCGGATTCGTTCTTACCATAACCAAGATAGTGCCATGATAAACTATTTAAATCATACCTAAATCTATTTTCATTAGTGACAGCTGCCGCTATCATTGTGCAGGCTATGTTACCATTTATTTTAAAGCCTAATGCTCTTAACCAACAGACATCATAAATAGCATTGTGAAAAACTTTTGTTGAAGGTGCTTCAAGTACATCTTTCAACCAAGATAAAACTTTAGCTCTGTCCATGTTACCACCACCTTCGTGAGCAATTGGAAAGTAGCCTTTGTAATGACTGGTCGCAACTGCAATACCTATAACATCACCATTACCAATAACAGAACCAGATCCTTTTTTAATTAGGTCAGGGTCTTTTGTTTCTAAGTCAATTGCTATTTCATCTACATGACGTAGGTCAGGAAATTCAGTTGGTTTTAACCATTCGGTAGGTGCCTCAAATCTAGGTATCTTCATTCGTCTTCTTCCTCCCTTAGTTTTTTCTCTTCTTCAAAACCTTCCATTAGTTCTTCATGCAGAGTTTTTTCTTTTTTAAATATTTCATCGAAACGTTTACGATACGTATCGTTAGATGGTCTTGACCTTCCGTCAAACTTTTCTTTTTTCATAAATATATTTATCTTCTATTAGTTTATTTAACTTATCTTTATTACTAAAAGCATACAAAGATGCATGTCGGTCTTTCGGAAATATTTCCCAACTAACTAATCTTGGATAAATTTCTAGATCAAACTTATATTTTTTATCCACTACAATAGTTTTATTTATTTTTGCTTTTGCCGGCATTTGTATCCTTTATCTTTTTAATTTCTAGTTCACAGTAGTGTTTGATCTTCTCTAAATCTTCTATACCATTCTTGTGTAAATATCTACAAACATATTTCACAACGTTGCCCTGAAAAAATGATAAATTATTTTTTGAAATAAATTCGTAGGGTTGAATATAAAAATCCTTGTAGTGAGATCCTCCAATTTGCTTATCTTGTGGAAATGCTTCTTTAAATAAGTCCTTCGACGTCATAACCTTGATCCTCCTTTTTTGCTGACATGACATAAAGATTTTGTTTTGTACGTGTTACTCCAACATACCAAACTCTATGTTCTTCATCTTGTTTTTCCGGACTCTTTTCTACAGAGTCTCTGATTGTTTTAGTATTATCTAACATTAACAATACATTGTCAGCTTCTCCACCTTTTGCTGAGTGTATTGTAGATAATTTTATTCTAGGAGGTTTGTTTAATTCCTCTCCATTACTTAACATTTCCCTTATGTATAAACATTCTTCATAGTCTGATTGAAACACATCATACCAGGGTGTGTCTTTACTAAATCCAAATTCTGTTAAATCATACATTCTTTCTTCTGTAATTTCTGTATCTGTTCCAGTATATTCAAATATATCTTTTACTTCTGCTAAAGATAAGTCATCTCCTTTGGTCCAACGAGTATAATTTAAAATTGTTTTAAACAAAGTTATCTTATAACTTTTACGATCCTGAAACTCAAAATAAATACCACGTTCTTTTAATGTAGGTTTAAGTCTATTTAATTTATCATTGTATCTTGCTAGTACTAACCATGTCCCCTGATCAAGTGGTGCATCTTCTGTGCTATAGATATAATTTACAGTACCCTCTTCTTCTCTAGCACTCCAACTTTTTTGTATTCTCCTATCGTCTGGTATTTGTTTTAAAATATTATCTGCAAGATTTTGTACGAGTTGTGGAACCCTGTAAGATTGTGGCAAAATTATGTCTTTCTTTGAAACTTCCTGCTGAAATTTTTTTACATCTGCGCCTGCCCAACCATAAATTGCTTGATCATCATCACCTGCTAGTATAACATATTTGCTATTTTCCTTGATAATATTGAACATTTTCCACTGTATCGGTGATAAATCCTGTGCTTCATCAACAAATGCTACATCATATTTTGGACACAATCCGGACACAATAAATTTCTCAATCATATCTGTAAAATCTATCAGACCATATGATTGCTTATAGTTATCTACTTCATCAGAGATTATTTCTAATAATCTTTTATCCATGTCTTGTGAATACATATCGGTATTGTATTCTTCTTCTGCAGTTATGTTTTTTATTCTAGCTGCATTTATTAAATTAAAATATTCGCTATCAGAATTTATAAAACCTGTGTTCTCTTCACCACGAGAGTAAACGGTAACTTCAATACCAAGAGTCCTACCTATATCTTCGTAGTGTTCGTCCTGCATAACCTGAGCTTTCTTCATACCCAACTGAGTAAATGCTAAAGAGTGCAGTGTTCTAAAATGTTTTAAATCTTTTTTCTGAAATGCTGTGTGATAGTCTAACATTCTATCGACAGCTTCGTTTGCAGCTTTCTTTGTAAACGCAAAGTATCCTATTTTATCTACAGGTGTACCTAGTTTTAAAAATGTCTTAACATACTTTAATAGTTTAGTTGTCTTCCCCGTTCCCGGAGGCCCGAATAATTTTCTACTGATCATAGTATATCCGTCTTATGTTTTGTTTTAGTGTGATGTATAGGTACTTCCTCAAAAGTTTTTATATTAATCTGTATTATATTTTTTGTTGATGAGTTGTACTCACCAGTTTTTTTCGATGGATATCTTTTCTGTTCTAAAAATTCTATTTCACAATCCTGGTATGTAATCTGCATCATACGTCCGGTTTTATCTTCACTGTATTTCCAGTTCTTTGCTTTTAGTTTGTCATAAAATTTTTCAAACTTAAAGTATGCATAGTCACCTTCAATTAATACTGATCCAGTTTTAAATGCAGCATCACTGGTAGCCTTAGGTCCATTTATTTTTGCATGTATAACATCGTGTAGTTTTTCTTTTGGTGATGTACCTACTGGTGGTAACACAACTTTTTGTGTTGTGTATAGTGCATCCATAACAACTTGTTCCTCTTCACCTTTAATTAATGGTGGAAAAAATCCTGCAGCTTTTGATATTGCATTTCTTCTTTTACGTTGATCATTTAAATGTTCTACAGTTCTACAGTGTACTGTAGCTGTGCTGATACCATCTGGTTTTGTTACATCAAATTCATATTCTGGTTCTGGATCTAAGTCTATCTTTTTTAAATTAGTTAATACGGGATAAGAACCTTTTGCTCCACGCAAGACTCCAAACTTTTTCTTAACACAAATACCTTTTTTACAATGCTCGCTAAGTGGACTTTCAGTACAAGTATAACCCTTGCTACTTCTATTCCATGATTTTACTTTTTGTCCTAAAAACTTTTTATCCCATGCATTAGCATGTATACCTGAAAAATATTTTACAGGTGCATTCATAACTTTCTGCTCCCAACTGTCAGGATATTTCATCTTAACCATGACATGATAGTTGTACATAAACCTATCTTTACCATCAAACTTTTCTTGATTTGCTACTTTAGATATTGCTGCTAGACATGGTGGACCTTCTATAAATTCTTCGTCAACACCTTCCATACTCTTGCTTTCGATTCCTTCGGTAATTTCTTTCAGTCTTTCTTTGTTAACCAGATTTGCACTAATCACTTCTATGAATTGGTCCAAAGTAAATTTTGTACCATCAACGTTTAAAGCCTTACGCTCCTCGCCGAAGTAGGGTAGATTTATAAATTGTCCTGGTCGTAGTTGACCTGTCTCACTATCTTTTGTTAACTGTGTTTGTTTTGGAAATATTTCTGTATCTTGTTTAAGTCCAAACAAAGATAATAAGTTTGTTAGAAATGATTTGATTAGTGATGCATCTGTAAATTTATCCATGAATAAAAATAAATGCAAACCACCACTTTTAGATTCGACCGGTAGTAAAGGTAGATCGTACTGTTGTATTATATCTATATAATCTTTTTTATTAAAACTAGAGTAGTCTTTTGGGTCTATGTCTATAACACCAAATTTTACTTCTGAGTCTTCTGTACAGGGTTGTATACCAATAGATAGCTCACCTTTTATATGTTGCTGATAAATATCGTTAGTAAGTTCCTCAAAGTTCCATCTGTATACAGGTTTCTTTTTACCTGTTTCAGAATCTACTTTGGAATCTTGGTGATTAAAGTCAGCTACACCATAAGCATTCCTGTATCCGTTAAAATATTCTATGTATCTTTCCATAATAACTGTTTCTGTGGGCCCTCCACTCTCGCTTTAGGCCCACACTGTGCACATATTCCAAAAGGAATTATATAATGCTAGCTTGGTCCTTAGGTTTTTCTTCACCATGTTTAGCTTTAACACTTCCTTTAGAAATGCTATCGCTGAAACCTTTAGCTTGATCGTAAAGACCTTTTTCAGTTACTGGGCCAACTTTACTTACTTCCCAACCAAACCAAGTGCCTTTATCGTTCGACATTTGAGTAGTCTTTAGTTTGTAAATGTGGCTGAAAGATGCCGGTGTAAACATTCCGTTCGCACCCTTCATCTTGATTCCAGACATCATTGAGTTCCACTTTCTACTAATTTTTAATTGAGTAGATTTCATAGAGATCAACGCTGTCGATGGACTATCTCCCGCTACTATAACAAAGTGAGATGCAGTCTTCTCGATGTAATTACCATTAGGTAATCTATCTTTGTAGTTTGCATCCGGTGTTGTTTTGGACATGATATCAGATGATGAATCATAGATTGCAACTGGTGCACCTAATCCTTCTCCTCTATCTTTCCATTCTATGTACTCCAACTTATAAAAGCATGGAATTACATTTATACCTTTTACTCCGTCATAGAGTTCTCCAGAAACAGAATTGAATATCATTCCTGGTTCTGCACCCTCAACATACTTACCATCACGTTTGTTAACTTCTGGTGAAAGTTGTCCTAGGATTTTTAGAAAAGGTAAGGCAAGATCTTCTTGACCTATTGCACCTAAACCTTTTGCTGCATCATCTTCAAACATATTTGCTGGAAGTGGTGCAGACTTTTTCTCTGTTACTTGGTTCATGTTTATTTACTCCTTGTTACTTTGGTTCGGTTTCCTGCGAACACGTTAAATAGATCAGAGGGCATTTCTTGTCCAGACTCAAGACGCTCTCTGACCAATGCTTTTAGAGTCATTGGTTCGACCTTAAGTTTCTGGACAGGTTCAAACCCTTGACCCTTTGCAAGGGTCGCATAACTGCTAGCCTTGTTATCTTCGTTACGACCAAAGGAAACTATGATCTCATTTTTAATAAGATCACCTAGGCCGTTTTCTCGAAGCCATGTGTAGGCTGCTTCTTTATTAGCTACTGTAATAGAAGCGCCATAAACTGGTTTAACTTCAACTGAAGAACCATCTGCTAGTTTCAATGTAGAGATATTCATCTCCTGCATCATGGTAGGTATAACCTCACCTGAAACTAGATCGATATGTCTTTTCAGTTCTTTTAATTCTTTTTCTTTTTTTTCAAGACTGTCCTCTAATTCTTTTAGTTTGACAACTTGATCTGATAATGATTTTGCATCATTTACTGAATCCAGATCTTCTCTTTGATCTGCTTCAAAGTTTATGTTACTCATCTATTTTTCCTTTCTCGTATAAATTAATTTTAATAGGATAGTATTGTCTTTCTTGTCTATCCCATTTGAGTAAATTGTATTTGCCGTTTGTAATATCAGATACAATAGAACATGCAACACCTATAATTGCAGGATCACCTGTTAACAATAAATAATCTTCAGGTTTAAAATCTTTTAAAAGTTTTCTTAATTTAAAAATTAATGGACCTGGAGAAAAAATTATTTGTGAAAGTTCTGGTAACAACGATACTACTTCACCGTATTTTCTAGCACCTACAATATTTATTTTAGGTGTTCCAGCTTTTGTACCAGGCACGTCTTGTACTAAATAAACTATTCTTTCTGACATTGACAAAAGATATAACATCGATTATATAGAAGTCAATACAGAAAGAAGAAAAATATTATGAATTATAAATTTAAAACTAAGCCGTACGAGCATCAGCTTAAAGCATTAGAAATGTCATGGGAGCGACCATACTTTGCATACTTTATGGAGATGGGTACTGGTAAATCTAAAGTGTTAATAGATAATATATCTATGCTTTACGACAATGGTAAAATTAATGGTGTTTTAATTATTGCACCAAAAGGTGTAGTAAAAAATTGGCACGAAGGTGAAATACCCACACACTTAGTAGACCACATAGAACATAAAAATATTTTATGGCAATCATTAATTAATGTAACACAACAAAGAAAGTTAGACACATTATTTGAAACAGGCGAAGACCTACACATATTAGTTATGAACGTAGAATCTTTGTCTACTAAAAAAGGTGTAGCCTTTGCAGAAAAGTTTTTAAATTCTCACAGGGCATTGATGGCTATTGATGAGTCTACTACAATAAAAAACCCAGAGGCTAAACGTACAAAAAATATTGTAACACTTGGTAAGCTTGCAACATACAGAAGAATACTTACAGGTTCTCCTGTAACTAAATCACCACTAGATTTATATAAACAATGTGAGTTTCTAGAAGATGAACTACTTGGTTTTAATTCTTACTATGCATTTAGAACTAGGTACGCTGTTATGAGAACAGCAAATTTCAGTGGTCGGTCTGTACAAATAGTAGTGGGTTATAGAAACCTAGATGAACTAGCTGACAAACTTAAAGAATTTTCTTATCGTGTACTAAAAGATGAATGTTTAGATTTACCTAAGAAAACGTTTATGAAACGAGAAGTGTTGTTAACACCAGAACAAAGTAAAGCATACCTACAAATGCAGAAACTAGCTCATGCACAACTAGACGGTAAGATGATGTCTACAGCTACTGTATTGACTCAGTTAATGAGACTACAACAGATAACTTGTGGTCACTTTACAGCTGATGATGGTACAATAAAAGAAATGCCAAACAATAGAATTGGTGAGTTGCTAAATCTTTTAAACGAAGTAGAGGGCAAGGTTGTTATCTGGGCACAATTCCAAAGAGATGTACATAATATTATTGAAGTTTTATCTAAAGAATATGGAGATAGTTCTTATGTAGATTATTATGGACTAACACCACAGGAAGACAGACAGGATAATATTAAGAAGTTCCAGGACCCTGATTCCTCTGTCCGGTTCTTTGTAGGAACCACACAGACTGGTGGATATGGTATTACATTAACTTCTGCATCAACCATGATTTATTATTCTAATGGCTATGACCTAGAAAAAAGACAACAATCAGAGGCTAGAATAGATCGTATCGGTCAAGAAAAACCAATGACTTACATTGACATTATATGTGAGAATACTGTAGATACGCGAATAGTGAAAGCGCTACGTAAGAAAGTAGATATAGCTACACAGATAATGGGAGAGGATTTAAAAGAATGGATTTAAGACCAGGAGTTGTTATAAGATTTGGACTATGGATTAGTCTTGTTATGTGTATGCTATGGTATTTTTAAAGTATATCTTTTGCTTTACCTAAAATAGGTTTGTATTTAGTTTTATTTTCTTCTCTGTACGCATGTAGAAATTGTTTTCTTGGTGTGCCTTCTGTTACACTACAATGTATCCATCCCGAGTTAGGTTCTCCAGGAACATAGTACTCAACAATCAATTGATCCCATTCAAGCTCTCTATATATCCAATCTGCAAGCTCTGCATTGTCGACTCCAACACATTCGAAATCCGCCGCTTCCGCACGTGAGTGCTGGCTGTTGATCGAACTACCAATGGCTTGGCAAAGCTGAGGGGAACGGAACCCTGATGTAACTTTGACTCTACCGAAATGATCTCTTACGGGTTGCAATATTTTTTCACAAAGTGTTTTTAATTTTTCTATTTGTTCTGCGTTAGGGTTATTATTGATACCTTTACGTATCGCAGTGTCTGATTTAATTAACTCCTGAAGAGTGAAATTTCGTGTAAGTTCCATTTTTATTTTGTGATGTCTGAAAGTAAAATTAATAGCACGGCTCCCATACCGCCAACAATCCAATACTCTAATCTTTTAATTCGTTCTTGCATTTCTTTTATTTGCTCAAACGTTTGCTTTTGCATTATTCTGCAAAGCTTTTCATGAGATTCTATTTTTTGTAGTGCAGATTTTTTAACCATAATTATCCTCGTCCAAATAGTATTTCTAATTTTTGTTGTGTTGTCAAGTTAGAAAAAGACCCAGCAGCTCCAGGGTTATTAACAATATTTGCATCAATACTTGGTAAATTTAGTGTTGTTGGTGTTGCAGGTGTGTCTTGCATAATAGGTACTAATGGGTTTTCTATAAATGGAAATTCGGGTTCTAATAACGATGTTCTAGCTAACTGTTGTTGTATATTTCCAAGTGCAGTTAGTGCAGAAATTAATGGGTTAGGTTCTCCAATCTTTGCTGCGTTTTCTGCAAATGCTTGTTGTAATTCTGATGATATATTTATTGGTCTAAATATATTTTGTTCTATAGATCCAACTTCTACACCAGATAATCTATCTGTAGAGGTTCGTAATCCTGACTGTGTAATCCCTAAAGTTCTTGCTGCATCTAAATCTAATTTAAAATTTTTTCTTACACCAAACAAAGCTCTGTTTGCATTTAAATATGCATCTACAATTTCACTTGGATCAATTGGTCCACCACGTAAAGCTTCTCTAGTAAACAACTGTCTAGATTCCCTTACACCTCTTTGATAGTTTGCAACTTTAAATTTTAAAGTTCTATCTGGGTTGACCGCTACAGATCTAAAACCAAACAAACCTGCAAACTCATCACCAAATTCATATGTTTGTCCAAATTTATCTATCTTACCTTTTTGTAATACATCAACAGACTCAATAGATTGATCTAGTCTTTTTAATTGATTAAGTGAGAATGGCATTTGTGCTTCTACTAAGTGAGCCATAATTTTATAAGCTTTGTCTCCTGATGTATCTTGTGGGTTAAATACTTGGAAACCATCTCTAGTTCTACCACCTCTAGCTATAATATCTGTTACCGCTTCTGTCCAGATAGACTCTGATATAAATGGTTGTGCAAATTCTTTCATAGATCCAAACATACCTGCAATGAAATCATCCATCATACCATCTTCATCATTTCTACCATCAGCTACTTGGTTTAAAATAGTTTGAATAGGTCTAACTAAAGTATCGTACGCATTAGCATGACTAAAATCTACGTATTTAAAATTACCTTCTTCATCTTTTATTGGTAGTAGTGTTGAGTTTTTTGACCAGTCAGCTACATATCTTCTAAGAGCTTCTCTTTCTTCATCAGTTACATTATAGATTGCAGCAAATGCTTCTGCTGTTGCAGCCGGTACAGCTACTGTAGTTGCACCCATACCAAATAATCTAGTGTACCCTATCGATTGAAATGGTTTTACTTTTGTGCCATCTGGTAAAATTACTTCTTCATTTATTTCTTTAAGACCACGTCTTATAATATTAGTTCCTGTTCTAGCTATCTCTGCAGGGAATGATACAAAGTTACCAATAGGTAATTTTCTTAGACCTTTTACAAAGTCAGATACATAATCATAATTAGGTACATTATTTTTAATAATATCTGCTGCTTCTTTTTTTAAAAAGTTATCATCAAACACTTGTTCAATACCGTTCCTTGTAAACGATTGTCCTTTTGTTAAACCTACATTTGTAAGGTTTTTTTCTAACCTGGATTTTTCCATAGCCCACGATGCTATCTTCCAGAAGTCGTCCTCAGCTGTATACAAATCTTGTGATACTGATTTTAATTTAGACAGTGGTTTTAACAACATTCTAAATCCTTTATCTGCTGTCATTGTTTCACCAAAGTTTACATCTTCTAATAGTCTTGTTAGATCCCCTAGTCTTACGTTAGAGTTTACAACACCAAGCTCTAGTAGTTCTTCATACAACTCGTTTTGCATTCTTGTACCTTTAAGGGGTGTTTGTAATGCTTGATAAGCTTGTTTGATTGCTTCACCATCAGGTATGATACCATTTGCTGTTGCAAAGAAACTAGCACTAACAAAGTTTCTCATGTGTGTTACTGGTGATAAAATTGTTTTAGCTACCTGCGATAGACCTTTTGGATATAGAACTAAACTTTGATATAGCTGACCTAACATCCCTGGGTCCTGTTGCTGTAGCCCTGTGTCTTTTAACGCTTTTGCAACACCAGGTCTTGCAAAAAAAGATTGTTCTGAGAATGGATTGGTTGCACCCATAGCAACATTACCTTTATCTAATACCTCTTTCTTAACACCTTTACCTGCATCAATAGTTAATCTTTTAGCAGGATCAATAACTTCTACAGGTACAAAGTCTGTACCAAATAACTCCCTAGCTTCGTCTTCACTTTTAGCTAAGAAAGGTTTTACATTACTTTTTCCAGAACTAAATGCTTCGGCTACTTCATCGTTTTTATTTAAAAGATCTCTGTAAAACATATTACGTCTTGTAAGCATAGATAATTTTGCAGTAGCACCTATGATTGTTTGCATTGGGTTTCTTTGTTTACCAAACAATTCTTCAAATACTTCTTTATCTGCTTTTGATTTTAATTCACCAATAGATACTAGTGGTTGTTGTGTTCTTCTTTTCAACGTCTCGTCTAATACAGTTCTATTAACAAAAAAATCAGGTACTTTAAATACAACATCTGATGGCCTATCTAATCTAAAACCTTTAGGTAGATTAGGATCCTTTAATGTGTTCGCTACTATTTCTTCTGCCTGTAAATCTGTAATAGGTTTGCCCGCTTCATCAGCACTTTGTTTAAATACTGTTTTAGCTCTTTCGATTGCTTCTCTTGTAGGTGTGTATCCCATATAAGGTAGTATACTTTTGTTTTGAAATACATCATACGTTGCACCAATGTAATTTTTAAACTTGTTACCAAATAATTTTTTAAATTCTGCTATCTCATTCTTACCAAGTGTTCTTCCTAAATTAGAAAACAGATCAGCCCACTTGTCTCTGATAGTTGTTAGACTACCAAATATAGTACCCATAGTTTCTTCATCTACTTTTAAGTCTTGTAATTTTTTAAGTAATGCTTCTTTTTTTGTTTGATCTAATGCACCAAACTTTGCATAACCAAGGTCATCTATTTGTGCATCACCTGATAACAAGAGGTCATTAACATCTTTTAGTAGTGCATCTCTTTTCTTTTGATTGACTCTATTAGCTATGTTTCTAAACGGTGGAAATATCTTATCAATAGCTATATCTAATTCCCTAGATATATTTTTTGCCTTTACAGCATCAGCAGATCTTTCTCCAATATTAGTTCTTTCAATATCAAAAAACTCTTGAGTCTTACCACTTCTTGCCCTGAACCCTTGTGCAATCTTATCTATAAATCTATCTATCTTATCGTTTGAGTCTGTAATGTTTTTATTTCGATCAGTTAGTCTTTTAATAACTTTACCTGTACCTGCAATAACGCCGGTAAACAATGCACCTTCAGTACCAAACTTAACTCTATTTAATAAATCTGTTAACGGATCATCAGACTCTCTATCTATTTCTGTAGGTCCACCAATTAAATCACCGAACGTACCTATCTGTTCTACGTCACCAACAAACGCTGCTTCACCAACACCGCCCCCTAGCGCACCACCAATAAATCTATTTGTTTTACCTTTAGCATTTAATTCTAAAACATCGTCAGCTAGTTTTTTTACTTCTCTTGAAGATTTAAAATATTTACCAGTTTTTGCAGCTTTCATAGCATCAACTGCTATTTTAGAACCAACTCTAAACCCTGCAGTAGCAGGTATACCAATGTTAATTAATGCTTCTGTAATTTGTCCAGCTACAGTTGCTTCTGCTTTCTCATCTAATGTTGTAAGATCATCAAAGAATGCTTCTACTCTAGCTGCTCTGTTTTGATCAACACCTAGATCTAATAATGTTGCACCTAATGAAAAGAAACCTTTTGGTATCGCAAGAAGACCAGAACCTACACCAGCCAGTACAGATTCAATTGTACCTACTTTATTATTATCGTTTGATTCCGCTAGTATTAGTTCTCGTGCAGAAGCCATGAGTTACCCCTAACCTGTAATTTCGTCTAGATTTACAAATGTAGCACTACCATCCTCTACTTGAATAGCTTTTTTGTTTACGACATATAGACCATTATCTAGTCCACCATAATTTTCTTGTAGGTAATCTATTTCGTCCTTGCCTTCGTTATTTTTTTCCCATTTTGCATACTTGTCATCTGGGAAAGTATAGTCAACATCTTGTCCTAGACCAGTTAATACAGATCTTAATGTATTACTTGTAACTATATTTTTACCATCTATTTCTGCCTTTGCCATAATGTCAGCAGCAGACGCACCTTTTAAATCTTTTTGTATTTTTGCAGTAGCTGCTTTTTTATATGCAAGATCAACTGCAGAAGATGGATCATTTGCTTTAATATCTTTTTCAATCTCTCCTTTAAGAACCGCAGCATCAATTTGTTTCTTAAGAGCAGAAGATTTATCTAAGTTTTTAGATATAGCACTAATTAATTGTGACTGTAGACTACCGGATTTAATAGATCCTTTTAAGTCTCCACCTTCTTGTTGTATAATTTTACTTGCATCAATTAATGAATCATAAGTTGCATCTTTATTCATCTTATCAATTCCCATTAATTTGTAGTATCTATCTTTTGTTGCTTGAATTCTGTCTTCGTTTATTTCTTGTTTTGCACCTTCTCCAGTTCCACCAGTTCCACTTACATCAGGTGTAGCTACAACTTTAGTTTTTTTATCTCCACGTTTTAATCCAGTGCTTTCACCTGTTGGTGTTTTTTCTTTAGGACCAGTTTTAAAAGGGTCTGCAAAAGGTATTATAGTATTAGCGTATTCTTTTAATAAATCTGGAGTTGCCTGAGCTATACCTTTTACAGCTTTAGTACCGGCCTCAAGGCCCATACTAGCTGCAGGTAGACCTAAACTTAATGGATTTGATCTTAAAAGAGAACCAACTCTAAAACCAGCACCTGCTCCTGTCTCAGCCATTCCTGCACCTAGTCCCGCTTTAGGTGTAAAAATATCTTTTAATCTACCCATGGTTCCTAAGTTTTGTGACATAGGTGTGTAAGCTCTAGCTGCTTTAAATCCTCTGTAAGCTGCCGGTAAAAATCTTGCAGCTGCTGAAAGTCCAGCACCTATTAAAGGAAACGCGTAACCTTGTCTGCCTGTTTCATCTTTTGGTGCAAGTGGACTACCAACAGTATTGATAGCTTGTTTCTCTTTCATACCATTCATGATACCCTCTTTAATAGGGCCACCGTATCTAAACATTGGTCTATTTAATGTCTTCATATACTATCCGTATAATTTACCAAATAATCCTGCAACACCTGTTGCTGTGCTTAATGCTGTCGAGAATGGACTAGGACTTGCAGCTGGTGCGAATGAATCTCCAGCAACACCACCGGCAATACCTGTAATTCCTCTTCCATATACATCTAATCTATTGTAAGGCTCGTAAGCTGCAGTTCTTGCAGCGTCGGCATCTGCTCTTAGTCTTGCATCTTCTAACCCTGATCTAAATGCACCTAAATTACCTAGTGAAGCCACATCTCCGGCTCTACCGGCTCTTTCAAAATTAGCCGCTGTAAATTGGTTTGATAAGTCTTGACCTCTTCTTGCATTGGCGTCTGCAAAAGCTTGTTGTTGTAACTGTGCTACAATACCTGCTCTTCCCATAGTAGTATCTGCCATGTACTGACCTTGCATTGCACCCTGTCTACCACCACCAAATGCACCTTGTGTAAAAGCTTGGTCATTAATTTGTTGCATACCACCTGCTCTCGATTGATCATACTGTCTTAAAGTTTCATCAATAACACTTTGTTGATAAGGCGACATGTAAGAAGAAATAGAACCAACCCCTGTTCCAGCTCCCGGACCCATAAGTGTTTTTGCTGAATCTAAATAAGGTTGATAAGATCCAATACCTGAAGTTGCAAGATTAATTGCGTCTTTTTGTAATTCGTCCTCACCAGCAACAAAAGATCTACCTGTAAATTTACTTGTATCTATAGGTGCTGACGTTGTCGCCGTTAAATTTCGGGCGTAATCTTTTACATTTGATTCTAAATAATCTGGTAATGCCATTATTCTATTCTACTCTCCAATTGTTGTGCTTGATCAAACATCGACTGTGCAGGATTTTCCATACCCTGGGACTCTTCTGATATAGTACCACCAGATTCTAGATTGTCCATCATATTCTGCATAACTTCTGCACCTCTATCAATATCTCCCTGACCCGCGTTTCTTACAGCGTCTGCTGTAAATACAAATTCATTCTTACTAAGTCTAGCCGGCACATCATCTGCTCTTTCCTTAGCTCCCAGTGGTACAAAACCACCTTCTCTATAATCTTTTTCTAAGCCACCTAGGTCCATAAGACCACCGTCTGCTTTTCTATCTCTTAAAGCATTGTAAATCATTTTAGAATCTTCATCCATCATTCCGGTATCACCACCATAATAATAATCTTGACCCTTCATAAATTCATCAGCACCTTTATCCCCTAATCTTAATCTTTTAGCTATTATATCTAAAGCGCCTTCATCTAATGCATTAATAATATATTCACCATCTGCATCTTTAGTAATGTCATAACCTTCATCAATTAAGCCTTCTATAACCTTTACAGCTTTTTTAGATTTAGGTGCTATAAAAACATCTTGACCAGTTGCCTGTGCTTGATACCCATAATCAGGAACATAGACATCTTCATCACGTATTTGAACACTTATATCAGCATCATCAAATAAAGATTTAACTTTACCTACACCAGCTTTAAACATCTGACCTGCTTTTTGTAATACACCACCACCTATTCTATAACCTGGTCTTAAACTTGCTAATCCACCATCTGCAAAATCATAGAAAGATCTTTGTACAGATGCTTTAGGAGGCATGAAATATAATGCAGCGTTTGTAGGGTCTCTATAATATTCTCTAGCTTGTCCTCTAATTTCTTCTACATCCGGTTGAGGCATAGTATACGATGTACCTGTATCTTCCTCTTCTTCGTCACCCATAAAAAATGGAGCAGCTATACCTGCAGCACCTAAACCTGTTAATGCTGTTCTCCCTAAACTAAAATTACCTTTAGGATCATAAAACATACCACTTAACAATCCTTTTTTACCTGTAGCAGCATTTATTGGTCTAACTAAATTCATAAGATTACTAAATCTAGATAATCCCTGACCCCCAGCAAATATACCTTTACCACCTAAAAATTTAGCACCACCTAATCCATAACCTGCAGCCGCTAACATTGCCATCTTACCTATTGGTGATTTAGCAACTTTCTTAACAGCTCTACCTGCTTTTTTAACTAGTTTACCTAAAAAATATCCTTGTCTCTGGTCTTCGAGACCCATAATGCCACCCATATTCCGCATTTGTCTTTCCATATTCATTCTTGAAATTGCCATAATCTTACCCTTTTATCGCCTTTTTGTTCTATAATCAATCATATATCTCTAGCATATCTGCTAGTCCACCGTCCATATAGTAAACTCTACCACCATCCATATAGTGTTGAGAATAACCTTGGGAAGTACCCGTTCCAGCAGCTGTTGCTTGAGCCGCGTTTTGTCCCTGAGCATTAGTTGCTTCTCTACCACCACCAACAGCCCTATCACTAGCACTATAACCACCACTATCTCTAGAAACATAACTACCAGAATCTAGTCTACTTTGAACTTGAGCAACCCTGTCTCTCTCTGCTTGTGCTGCTGCCGCTTCTGCCGCTGCTGCCGCTGCTGCTGCATCTTCTTTTCTTTTCTTGTCTGCAGCTTTTTTATCTTTTCTCATTTTATAAACTTGTTTTGTTTTTTTACGTGCACCTAAAATTTGTGCTTCTGCATCATCTAATAAACCTAATCTTTCCTCTAACGTAGTAGTGTCTAAACCTTTTGCTTTTTTATCTGCAATAGTTTTTTCAATTGTATCTCTTCGTTTACCAAATGTATCTGCATCTATTTTATTAAGATTGTAACCTGCCATAATACCACCAGCAGTATTATAATCATCAGTAACAATTCTACCTATGTCGTCTGTAAATATACCTGCACCTCTTGCTTCATTTTCCATAATAGCTCTTTCATTAATAGGCATTACTCTACCTAAAAAATCTTTTGCCATTCCAAACCCTTTTCCTATTAAACTATTTGACATATAATTTTTTATAGCACCTGGTATTCCTGGTTCAGGGACACCTGACGGCACACCATAATACTCTGGATAGTTGTCCATAAATTTTTGTGCTTCTGTCATTGAAGAATAGTTAGGGTCATACTGGTCAATGTATTGTCCCTGAGCCCCGTACTGTTCTTTGTTATTCATTATAATTTCATTAGCTATGTCTTTTAAACCTGTTAAAGTTCCACCAGTAAAAGAACCATAGCCCTGACTGTTAGGGTCTATTCCTTGAGCTAGTGCTTGGCTAGCTTGATTATAGGCTGCTTGTGCATTTTCTACACCAGTACCATAAGGTTTTGGATTAAATGTTCCAGAATATATCTCACCAGCTTGTCTACTCGGAAATGCATTGTAGTCCTGTCTAACATTACTCATGTTTGTGTTATAAGGATTGAATCCATCACCACTATCTCTAGGAATTAGAGTAGGGATACCTCCTGTTTCTGTATCTACAATAGGTTTGCTTTCAGGTATTTTAAAAGGGTTTAATAAAAACTCAGTTCTAGGTATGTAATTATACCCTGCTTCCCTTACCTGTTTATCGTAA